TCTGTAGTGCCAAGCTTCATACGCAACCTAGAAGATTGAGAAGCAGCGTCAAAAAACTGTCCGGTATTTATAGAACCAACTCTATTTTTTACTCTGCCCCGAAAGATATACGCGTTATTGAGTTCTTCAAAAGCTGACTCTGGGATTAACCATGGTTTAATGTCTCTGCGCATACCCTCACTTATAGGGGCTATAAGAAACTTATCGAAAGCCATCTATGCTCCTATGACTAGATACTCAAATGTTACTGCTGTTGATCCAGTCGTTGATCTTGGTGACGCATACACGTCAAACTGTGCTGGGTTTGAAAAATCTACAACTCTTACCGCGGTATCCGAATCAGCTCCACCTGCTGCTTTAACTGTTAACTGAACAGAGAAAATCTGTGTATAAACAGGGATGTTTGCTGCTACGGGTAATACTACGGTTTGCGCGCCTGTCTTTGTTTCGGCGCCCCATTTTAAAATTATTCCAGAAGGGAGGATTGTCCATCCTGGCGTCGCACCCAATCGAGCCGTAAACTCTATCTCAGTCCCGTTATTTTCTTTACGTGTAAAAAGTTCGGCTACATTTGTTAATGTTGACTGTTTGGAGTATATTGCTCTTTCATTTACTGCTACTGTGGGGGCTGCCACCTGTTCCGGAAGGGAAACATACTTATGCTTGCCTTCATCACCCGTGTCGAAAGCGTAATGGTTTTCGTCAAAACCCGACTTAATAGCCTGGAAATTCTGGAGAAGATCATTTTGCGAATCCTTTATTTTATCCGTCGGTTGCGGAATATTTTGTTGATATGCCATACTTTATCCTTTAATTTCTATAGTTCCACCACCAGGAGCTATTTTGAGCATCTATATTATCTGTATAGATGGTGTAAACACGCTCGTTGGATTGCTGAACTAATGTCTTTCTCAATATTAAACGTTCTTGCTGCTTAAATTCAGGCATAATCTGCTGAACACTTCCAAGATCCATCCTGTCTTCAAACACTTTTTTAGCAGCGCCGTACGCTATATATTGCCACCATTGTTCGAGTTCCGGTGAACTACCTGTTTGTAGCAACTCTGTAGGTCGCTTATATACTTCCATGTCTACTCTGTAAGCCTGATCTGGCACCGGTCTCACATAAAACTTATTATCAAAGAACAACACCGCTTGAGGAACGGACGCATTGTATGGAACATAGTGGACAACCACATCTTCGCCAGCTGCTGGAGCAGTATTGAAATTAACCGTATACGCACCCGTAACATAGTTTATTATCCCTGTTCCATCGCCCTCTAGCACAGCTGTAGCATCTAGAGCCCCTTGGGGATCATGGACCTGTATAGAGCTGTAATCTGCGGCGATACTGTTAAATAAAACGTTATTTCTTAAAATGGGGAAGTTGGTGAGTGTGCCAGTAAACTGCAACGTTGCGCCGTCCCCAGTTCCTATTGTCTGTCTTGTGTTTACTCTTGGATAAATGCCGTAGAACTGATCTCTATCTTGATAGAGTGGCACTCTGTTTCCATCTATAAATACCGGCTCATGAACAGATATATACTTGTTCTCAAAGTCATCGAGCTCAACTGCTGGGTTCTCGCTTGTGTATTCATCTATAAACGGTTCTGTGTAGAACGTGAATACCTTTCTCAATGAGAACAACCTGAGATGCTCTGGAAAATCGTACAAGATAAATGTGTTAACGTACTCATCAATATTGTCGTTGCTCAGCTGAGTCTCTGATGGACTTCTTGTTAACCTTCTCACCTTTAGGCGAATAGCATTTAGATCTGATGCCATAACTCTTCCTACCTTTTAATTTTTAAAACATTAACTCCCTAGCGTGTTCTGTGTAGCGCTACCTAAGTTAGCTGTTATTTGCCCTACAGGTGTTACAGTCGCATAGCTGTTCACATACCACGGAACTGGAGCCGGTATCGCAAACACATTGAACTTCGATGTATCTATGTCGATAGTGAATGTAGTCGCTCCTGTTACCGTTATTGTCCCAACAAGCTTATCTGCCTCACGCATACCAAACCATTTCGGTATATTGAGGCGCACAATATCACCAGTTGCGTAGTCGTGATCAAACGTTGTTGTAATCTTAGCTGGATTATCATTTGTTATGGCTTTAATTAATCTCATAGCTCGTTGAAATGTCGGGTCTTCTATAGCCTGAAATCTTGCCATATGCTTCCTTACTTAGTTTTTCTAAAAATCCTATCGTCTTTAACTTCGTCTACAATAACGATCTCACTGTCTCCGCTAGGTAGGTCTTCTACATCCATAAATTCAAGACTTTCAAAGCCAAAACGGTTTACTCGCTGACCAACTCTCATTGATACATTCCCAGCTTCATCTTTAGCGTGTCTATGCACAGGGTATGAGCCGTTCTTGGTTAAATGTTTCGCTACACCAAGTGGTATCGTATATATTTGGCCATCGACCATATCATATCTTTCTATCGGATCGCCCTTGTACTTTCTGTAGTTAAAGCTCATAGATCCTCCAGGTACCTCGTAAAAACGAAATATACCCTTCACCATCTGACGATCTTTATCTCTTTGGTACTTGAGACTCTCTTTTACTTTCTTAGCGCTGTCGGTGGTTTTGCCGACAATCTTATTATCTGTTGTTTTGCTAACCATTAAATCCCTTTTTAGTAACGGGGCACCCGGAGGCGCCCCTAATGTCTATGACTATTGATTGTCAACGCTGAACGATTTACCAGCTATCCAGTAAATCACGTCATTCAATACCCCAGCAGGCGCTTGGACACCAGCTCCGAGGCTCATTCTGATAACAGCGGTATTTGTTGTCGCGTCATCAAGAGTGATACCAGCAGCGGATGTTCCATCTTCACCAACAGGAATTACTTGTGCGTGTGTGAAAGGCACAGCTCCTGTAAGAGGGAATGCGAACGGAGTGAAGTTTGTGGAATCAATATCTACAGTGATAGAGTTCAATACAGCGTTTGTAGCTGTGATTGTACCTGTCAATCCGTCAAGTTGTGTCATTCCATACTCTGCTGGAACTTGGAACCTAACTTTTTGACCTATCGTCAATCCGTGAGTTACAGACATAATAACTGTGGTTGTTGCACCACGAGCTACGACTGTCATGAAACGACGTCTTGGGTAGTAAATAGGATCCCATTTTACTGGGTAGAAAGAACCGGGAAGTGCACCAGCCACAATTTGAGGAGCATACGGAAGCCTGAAGCTTGTGTTTGCTACAACTGTGTCGATTGTGAAATCAACACCACCAAATTGCTGTACACCACCAACGTTAACAAACCGTACAATATCGCCAGCGACTAAGCCTGCTGTACTTGTGCAAGTACAAATAGGTATAGCGGCACCAGTGATACTAGTTACGGTAGCATTGATTGCTTTATCTGGATTTGTAGACGTATCTTCTAGCAAGAACCCATCCTGGGTCATCACAAGAGACGTCAGTGCGTTTGTGACAGCTGTTTTTTGGTATTCGATACCTGTATCATCTGTCATCCCCTTTTGCCAGTAGAACTCTGTTCCTGTACCAGCACCCACAGCGGTTGTGGTTGTAAGGTTGATAACACGCATCCAGTCAATATCTGATCTAAAATCAATAAAAGATCGTACTCCAGCAGACGTAAAACGGCCCTGGAATATTACAGTATTGTCAGCCATGATTATTCCTTTCCATTAAGCGCGGGTTGCACGTAGGTTAATAACCCAAAGATCGTTGGTGATCCTTGGAACTTCTGCGAACTTATAACCGACGGATGCATTAAGCGCCAATGGTCCATCATATATAGGTGGTCTATAAATGAATGAAGCACTGTACTGATCTTGCTCAATACATGCATATGCTTCCATACCTACGCAGAAGATGTTATACACATCAGCACCGAGGTTGGATGCATTTGCACTTGTGGAACCAATGGACGATACCAAGAACCTCAAGTTACCAATCGAACCCCACTCAGTTCTGAGCGCGTTCATTGGAGATGGGTATTGGTTCTTATGAATAAATCCAGCGGTTGCATCAAGATCGCCCGTGAGTTGCGTTGACGCCAATGCGAAATACGCGTCTCTCACTGGGGCTGTCCCAAACTTATCTTCTCCTTCTAGGTTGTCCAATACAGTGTATGCATCGTTACTTAGAAGGGTTCGCACCACGTCTTGCACGTCTGTGAGGGTTATTTCAGTCGGATTATCTCCGTTTACCCCTCCTACACAGTTAATGAAGCCAGCGGTTGCTGCCAACATATCACGTGTAAGTTGATCTTCTGTTTGACGAAGCGAGACACCAAGTCTTGCTGCTGCTTCGTTCAAAACAGGATCTTGTGATTGCAGTGTTACTTGTTCGTTTAGCTGTACATATGTTCCATAAAAATCGATTCTTGCGTCGATATCGACAGCAGTCAACACCTGCGCTGGAGGAGTAACACCTGTATTACCAAGTGGAACCATTGCTGTATCGAGAGCATTATAACGTCTCATACGCAAGGTTGTACCACCTTTGGCAGGCATTCTTTTCTTCATAGCAGGTATTTTATGAATCATGGAAGGAACAGGCACAGACAATAGCTTATAACTAAAGCTTTGTTGAACCGGTGCTGGAAGCACGGTCGTAGTTGTGATAGGCATGATTTCCCCTTACCTAATTTTTTAAAATACTACATTACTCTTTGGGGAGGCGATTCCCTACAGCCTATAAAAAAGTGGGTGAGCGATGCCCGTACAGCTCATGGGTTGGCGATTCCCGTACAGCCAATTTAATCTTACAACCGTGAATTGTAGACATCAATAAAATCCCCTGGGTAAAAACACTCAAAACCCAGGGGACCCAAACAAAAAAGGAGTAATAAATATGAATAAAGAAAAAAATGAAGAATAATAACAAACGTTTTATATTCGTGACCTAGCGTCGTTCATTTCTTTAATTAACTGTGCTTTAAGCTCATCCGTAAGGCCTCCTGCAAAGGCGTTGGCTCGAGTTAACGGCCCTTCACCCTGCTGAGGTGCTACACTGGCCAATGGACGAGGTTTAGCAGCATTAGCTTCAGCTTTAGCTCTATCTGGCGCAAAGTTATCTTCTTTGTACACTCCGAGTTGTTTAATCATCGTGTACGCCGAGACAGCTTGGCTATATAAATCTTTAGAACTTCTAAGTGTGTCTCCCAATTCAGGGTAATCTCTAACAAGAGCTTCAACATTTTCTTTACTCACTACCTTATCAAAATCGCTGTACTTCTGTTTTAACTTGGTCTCTACTGTAGCACTTGTAGTTGCTTGTTGATAGCTTTGTAATTGTTGCTCTAGTTTTTTAATTTTTTTAGCTACTTTACTGAGGTGTTTGCCCTCTACGAGCTCAGATTCGCTCACATCTAGGCTAAAATCCTCTTCTGGTTCCGGCGCTGGCGGAGGTGTTGGCGCTTCGGTCTTATTCTTCATCTGTTGTAATAAAGCATAAGCCTCATCTCGCTCACGTTCTGCTTTCTCTTTAATAAGCCTCATTTCACGGATATTTCGAGCCTGGAGATCCTCTTCAGTAGGCGCTTGCATCTCTTGATTATTTTGCGGTGCATCGCTATTTCCTGGTTCAATTTCCTGAGGAACTTGTCCGGTTTGTTCTTGGACGACATTGTTCAACTCTTCAGTTTCCATACTATCCCTTTACTAAAAGTGGAGAATCGTCTGCTTCTCCATTGAGCTTCTTAGCTAACCTCAACAACGTGCCATCAGTAAAATTCATGACATGCTCAAGCAAATCTTTTTGCTCAAAAGGTAGATTAAGTGCATCGGTAATCATATAAGAACATATATCTTTAGCGGGAACGACCCATAGGAACTCTATGTGCCCCGCACTTCTGTTGTATCGGTAAACAGTCTGATCATACTCTGGCGTAGGACACGACTTTCTACCCATAAAGAAATTTCTAATAACATTTTGCATGAGACGTTCTTTTTTAGTTGTTACAACTACATAAAAATCGCCTACATAATCCTTTTTGCATCGTTCTATGCATTCATTTATGTTTTTTTCGAAGTCTTTAAGCTGCTCGGACGCTTGTTCCCCAGCAGAATGACTATATTGATGTGATTGGGCAAGCAGATCTGTACTGATCTTGCCGACCGTCTCGCGCTTCTTCTCTTCCATCCTTTCTCCCATCGATGACTTTTTTTGCTTCTTTTTGTTATAATAGTATTGATAACCAGCGGAGTAAATACCTAGAAGCGGTTTATCAATCAATTAATGGAAGGGGGTTTCCATGAACTACAAACCATTTGCTTTAATCTTATTGTGCACCATGTCATTGCCTATTGCTGCGGCAAGAGGTAGAAAGATGGTGAAGGAGAAGATGGAAACGCGTGACTACCTACGTGCGGAGTTAAGTAGAAGTAGGAGTCGCAGTCGTTTGCGCAGTCGTGAACGAGAATTGAGTCTTGAACGGGATAGGGAAAGAGCACGGGCTATGAGCAATTGCTTGAATTTTGGGAAAGTGATAGCAACTCTAGCCACAACTATAGTTAAGATAATAATCTCTGTAGCACGATAATCCTTTATTTAGGGGGCTTTTGCGAGCCCCCTATTTTATTTGGTATAATGTCAATGATATGGGAAAAGTGGGAAAAATTCCCAAAAGGGGACTAAACATACGAGGAGGATCTTATGTTACTATTACGAGGTTTATTATCAATATCACTATTAGTGCTTAATAACGCTGGTATTTATAATAAAACGACAAAGGGAAGAGTAGTACGCCACGCTGTAAATGCAATACACGCGGTAGGAATTATGTTAATCTTGAAGGGATTGATAGATTCCATCCGACCAGGTGACGACGCGCCTGATGATGCACCAGCGCCAGCTCCGTTCATTATAGAAGAGGATCGCGACATGTTAGCACAGCGTGAACGGATACTGAGACCGGAAATAAGAAGAAGACCAAGACAAAGGTGGGCTCCAGGGACACGACAAACACCCGAGATGGCAATGTATTGATAGGAGAAGCCTATGAAAATAACCAGACTAGTGCTGGCGGTGTCAGTACTAATCCCAACCCTGATGGGAGCTACGGTAATGCGGGACCATATAGAAGCTGCGAAATTTCAGCTAAAAGATATCAAGAGAGCGTTGATAGATTTTGTCGATAAGCAGAGTGATCTTACACTACAGGAACACGTTCAAGTGTTTGATTACATGATCGACAAGCTTGATGAGCTCATTGGTGAGGTAAAAACATCATATGATGAAACGCATGAGAAGAAGTATCACTCATTTTTAAAGATACTTCACATTCTCCGAAAAGATGCCGAGAGCATATATCAGGTTATTTCTAAGAAGTATTTCTTTTTTTGGACCTTCGTATTTGCCTTGAAACGCACGTTTGACAAGTTTAAGGACGAATCATATAGGGCTGACCTATATCGTCGCTTAGAGAGCCTGCGTGGCAAGCTAGATGAAGATGAGGTGGATGAACTTGATGATATCATTGGAATATTACACTCCATCCCAGAGATCGCGCCGCATAGTAAACGTGAAACAATATCAATATTGAGGGCTGTGTGGAATAGATGATCATAATGGGAGTAGACCCGGGTACACGGTATGCGGGATATGGAGTAATAAAGAAAGAAAAACAGAAAACTTTTCTCATTGAGTCCGGGTGTTTGGACGTTCATAAAGAGAAGAGCTTGGTCAAAAAAATAGGTGCCATATATGAGTTCATCGTTGGAAAGGTGAAAGAACATCACGTTACTCATTTGGCAATAGAGACTCCGTTTCTTTATAGAAATGCCTCTACGTTTCTCAAATTGGGATACGTCAGGGGTATTCTCTATTTAATAGCGGATCAACAGAATTTGGAATTGTCGGAGTTCAGCCCGTCAGAAGTGAAACAAGGCCTAACAGGCTACGGAAAGGCAACGAAAGAACAAGTTGCGAAAGTGGTTCTCCGCCTTTTTCACATAAAAAAGCCACAAAGGGACGATACAACCGATGCGATCGGAGTAGCGTTGTGCGCTTTGTGGCAAAGAGGAAAGTAACTATTTTCCTCTTTTATTTAACTCATTAATTTTTTCTTTTATTGCAATACGCTTTTCTTTGTCTTTTGTGTCTAACATATCAATACAAAGAGAAGCTTGTTCTTTTTTTATTTCGAGATATGGGATAACATCCATAGCAATTGCCCTAAAAACCTTCCACGCTGCTCTATAAAAATAAACAGTTTTCCAATTTGCAGGACCAGTGCTTCTTCCTCTTAAATCTCCACCATAATGATCCCTTATCTTTTCTAAGATCTCTTTATTGGTGTTTGTAATAAGAAGTCTTGGATAATAATTCCAATTATTTTTTGTAACGTTAAAACAGCCGTCTCCATCAATGAATCCAGCTAACCATATTTTATTTATCATGCAAACATGATAGCATTAGTTTAATTATATTGCAACCTCTAACATATTCTCGGTAAAACCTGGTGACCCTGAGGGGAATTGAACCCGCTGTTGCTGCCTTGAAAAAGCAGAGTCCTCACCACTAGACGACAGGGCCCCTAAACTTATACCACTCGCACCGGAATCTAAATCAATAGCCGATCCTAGCAACTCATCATTAAGTCCCGCTAGTTCTGAGATATCTACATCATAATCTACAGCTCTGAGTTGCTGCGGCACGGGATATCCGTTACCCAACGGAACAGCTTGTGTGTCGAGCGGCTCATAGCGCCTAAAACGCAGCGTTCTGCCACCAATAGCTTCCATATGCCTCTCTTTAAGAAGAGGAGGGATATTGCTTTCTAATAATTTATGATCAAAATAACCGTGATTCCATCTATTAACACAATCTTCAACACATCTATTGATATCATCGCGGGTTATATCTGTTGGTTTATCATCATCTGGATGATACATGATTGGAGTGGCTGTACTTGTCATTATGTTCATTATTTTTTCATCTACCGTCATTTCTTCCTCTTTTGCATGATTTCCGATTTCTGATTTACCTAGGGAATCGGAAAATCGGAAATATGAAAAAGGGGGCCGAAGCCCCCACACCGTTATCCAATTTTTCTAGAGCTTACCTAACAAGTCTTGTATTTTCAGAGTAAAGCTTGTCCTTTATCTTACCGTTTCTGTTTTTGTTTTTAAACCGTATATTAGCGGGGATACCAAGTATCTTATACGCTATTTTCTCAGCTTTCCCTTTGGGACGAGGCATGATAGGCATAACAGCTCCTTAGAACTTTTCAGAATTAATAGGCTTTTTACGTCTCATGTCATCTTTAACTTGACGATCAATACCGGTGATAGTGTCGTTCAAGCCTTCAGGCATGTTGTAGTACTGCTTAGGGTATTCCCTATACACTACTGATTGAGGCATCATTGCGATCCCTCTGTCGCCGGGAATCATCCCTGCGTCTTGTCTTTCTGTAGCACGTCTTGCGTCCATGCTATCGTAATACTTTGCCATCGTATCTCCTTGGAAACCGCCTACCAACTGGTAGACAAGGTTATGCAACCGCTAACCATAAGAGGTTGTCTATCTTTTAATTCTAAATGCCCATCGAAAAAATGCTGACACCTTACTGCAAGCTTTTTTGACGAGCGGTTCAATATACATTTCAATCGGCTCTCTTAGTACATAGCCTACAACAGCTGTCCCTACAGATCCAACAACAAGACCAACGGTCCCTCTATTTTCGTGAATCTTTGTTCTGGCTGTCTGCACTCTGCTAGAAAAACTAGCCTGAGCTCCTACACTACACAACAATAAAGCACCTAATAATATTCTCTTCATATCTGCCTTTGTGGTTGCGACCCAGCTCCTAGACCTGCTTTTGCTGTCCTGATAGCTTCTGAGCTTGTGCCTTTCTTGGCTTGCTCATGCCGTTTCTCATCTATGATGTTCTCGGCAGAAACCATCTGTGACAACGTTATCAGCTTCTCTAGTTGAGCGAGATCTACTTCTTCAATCTCTTTCATTGCTCTAACCACGTTGAGATCTCCGATTGCCCTATCTTTCTGAGCTTCAGCTAATCTCTCTGTAGCAAACGCTTCATTCTCTTCAACTCGACTTGCTCTCTCTAAGCCAAGGCCCTTATCTGCAATCGCTCTAGCTTGAGCCAATTCGATCTGAGCTTCTTTCTCTCTGAGTGCAACTTGTAGCTGCATTTGTTCCATCTGAGCTCTTTGTTCAGCAGCAGATTGTACCGCTTGTGTAAGCTCTTTCTTGTTCTGGAGAGTAGATGCTTCAAGGAGAACTTCATCTGGTATTTCAACACCAACTTCACGCATCTGCAATAGCTGTGCAAACTGCATCTGCCTTTGTGTAGTGGTATTTAACCCTTCTTCTATCGCCGCGTCATATGTTCCAAACGCTTTGTTGTAAAACTGAGGGGTAGGTTCTTCTTCAATAATACGCTGTACTTTTCCTGGTGTAAAGTTGGCCTGAATGATATCAAGCATGATGTTACCAAGCAGCTTTTGGGACCTGTCGAGCTGGTCAAAAAGAGATTGGAGTGTAGTTAATCCAGAGCTCTGACGTAACATTGATAGCACACCAGCTTTATCGTCGATCGCGCTACCGAGTAATTCTTCGTTGACCCCCGATATCTCTTGAACTTCACGTGCCAATATCTCAGAGATTTGAACTATGGAAGAGTCGAAACCAGCAGGCGGAATACGCTCTACATCGGTCATCATAGCCTCTTCTTTGAGCGCTAATCCGCGCCCCTGGCCTGAAAGGAAAACATCTTTAGGGTTAACAAGTGCATTCTCTTTGTACTTCCAACCCGAATTTATCTGACTCTCCAATATATCAAGCTCAATAGCTTTTCTTCTGTTGTATAAATATTGAGCATCCCTGAGCCCTCTGACTATCCCCTGAACACGCCACGGAAAATAAGGCATTTCAGGTGTATAATACGCCATAACTGGCACAAAAGGATAAGTATCAATGCCAAGTGCATTTGGTCCGTCATAAACTACTTTTCCCTGTACTACGATCGCTACCCTAACAGTAGGGATCTCTTGGTCGATAACTGTTACTTGTGGATATACTCTCAAATATTCTTTAAGAGCTGCTTCATCCTGACTTTTCCACTCCATTGTTTCGCCGGTTTGTGTGTCAACCAACATCTTTTGCGTCCGATAATCCCTATAGTAAAATTCATCATAAGTTAAAAGATTTTTCGGACCATAGTTGTAATTTTCGGGCATAAACTGGAACTTGTTGTCCCGCGTATCGTTGCCAGATAACCCTATTATCTCTTCTTTAAAGTCTGGAAGTAAAGAAATACACTCTGATTTTGTTAAGAACGACCGTTTCCACAGACCTTTACAGTCTGACAGGTCCTGTTTCCGGAAGAATGGATCTATGAGGAAGCTGTTATAGCTACAGTTATCTACTTTTATGTTCCCAGAGACGGGGTCTGATCTGTAATCTACCCACACTTGAAGCAGGTTCATACCAGTAACAAGAGCACCTTCAAACGCATCAGAGATGGTCTCAAGTATACCTTCTTGCTCGGCACACCACATCATGATCTTACTGAACTGATCTGCTGTGACTTCATCACCGTTATCTACGGGAACTACAACTGTGGATTTACGATTTCGTCGCTGGTGACCGCTTATCATGTTTTTAACGCGTCTTATACGGTTAAAACTAAACTGTCGACGACGATTCATTGGTAACGAGCCATATAGATCATTCCATAAGGTTTGATCTCCTGCCTCGAACCGGGTATCTGTATCAGCCTCTGACCAAAATGCCTGGTTGATGGAGATTGCTTCACTATAGAAAGCTTCCATGCGGTTCAGGATCCCCTTATCCTTCGTGGAGTAATATTGGGGGCCGATCTGCGGGAATAGCGCCATTCTTTCTTCCTTCCTAGTTAATGATTAACACTACTAGTTTAGGATTTCGAATGTGCGGGTTCAAGAATAGAATAGTATGCCTTGTAGTCGCAGCCACCTGGCTGGGAGCGCACATGTTTGGAGTGCGCCACTTACATCTCTGCAAGTATCACCAAATCGGTGGTTTTGTATGAGCTTTAATCTTTAATCTTTTAACTTTGATAACTTTAAACTTTCATGTTTGAACTTTGAGCTTTTAAACCTAAGGCCGTTAAAAGCCGTGCGTCCCATACGCATTCTGATGTAGGAATCGAACCTACTACCTCAACATTACAAGTGTTGTGCTCTACCAAATGAGCTAATCAGTAGTTCAAACATTTATCTCACTTCGCTATACAAGGCGTAAATTTCAATCTTCTAGCTTCTCAGTCGGTTTGACCTGTAGGCAGCCATTGCCTAGATCTTTGACGACTTCGAACGTTAAGTTCCGAGGTTTACTCTTCGGTTTAGGGATTCTACATGTATACGGCGTCGTTTCTTTAGTCTTGGCGTCATATACGTAGCCCGTGACCTCTATAGTTTCCTCTTCACTCATATATTTACTGTCGAGTTCTTAAGCGACAACTGTCCATCGAGCGTCGATAGCATAGTTTCCATCTTCTCGATTTCATCAGCAAGCGCTTTCTCATCAATATTCACTATGATATCAAAGTCACCAGCTTTGGTGTCATTTTGTACAACCTGTAATCCTTTTTGCGCTGCTTGTGTACGAGCGCTTTGGATGGTCGATTGCATGGACTCCAAGAACCGCTTTTTACCTGTAGCTAGCTCTCTTCTCCAGATCAACCATTCTGCAATTGTCTTGGTTTCATCACAGATAGTAATCTGGGTTGTAGCGTTAGCTTGGTCTATTCTACGCTTGATATCTACTATATTGTCTTCTAGATCTTTGATCGCTTGTCGCTCCTGTTTAATCAGAATGTGGGATCCACCAATCTTATCGTGAGGATCACGAATTTGGTTCTGTCTCCACAAGTAACCGCGAACAAACGTTCTTTTCTTTTCGATACGCTTTGTGAGAGTTTTGATCTCTTGCAAAGCTTCAGTAATTGTTATCATCTTTCACCTTTCAGTCCGTGACATTTTGTCACAATCTGTGACATTTTGTCACGGTTTGTTCCTTTACCAGAACAGCGTAACAAATAATTATCGAGTCGTCGACAATCTGTCGACGTCTGGCGCTCCCGGCGGGATTTGAACCCACGATCTCCACATTGACAGTGTGGCGTCTTAGACCTAGCTGGACCACGAGAGCGCATATATTATTTCTGACCCATAAGGGTTTCATATATGTTTAACAGCCTACCTTTAACTTTAGCTAGATCGTGTAGAGCCACAGTCATCTTTGCCTCATGGTATTTATCATCTTTGCCATCGTTCGTTCCCATGGCCATCTCACTCTTGAGGTAATCAAAGCATAAGCTGCCTATAGAGGATATGGAAGCTTCTACCTCACAAAACTGAAACTGTGGCTTTTGCGGTGGCTCAACAATAAGCTTTTGCTGCTGCGGCACACCTTTACAATGCCTACACTTCTTGCCAAGCGACTTTAAAAACGTGTAGGTATAGATGCCTTCTTGACCACAGAGCTCACAAAAGCAATCGAACCTATACATAGAATTGTGCACATCGTGAAACTTGCGCACAACTAAGCTACCAAACCTCTTTCCAAGGCGGTAACCTATAAATCTCTTATATTTATATGATTCTTTATCTAGAGCTATCGCGTTCTTTGTGTTTCTTCTGTCTTGTTCTGTTCTCATGATTTTCCCTTCTTTTTGCCTCCACCAACTCTTTCATGAACTCTTCCATCATAGCTAAACGATCTTCGTACTTCTTTAAAGCGAGCCTATACTCCTTCATCACCTCGTGTAACTGGTTCTGAAGAGGCTCAAACTGGTATCTATCCAGCTTTTCTTCAAAGTGTCGTACCTTTACGTTCAGCTCCTCGATGATTAACCTCACATCTTCTTTACTCTTATCCACACATGCGATCATTTTACTGTTATCTAGGGCAATTTGGTGCTTGATATTATCGGACACCTTATCCACAAACGTCCTTGAATGCATGGTTTCTTTAAACATCTTTATAAATCGGCGCATGAAGAACATAGCCGCATAAAGAATAGCAAAAACTATAATAGCGAACAGGACAGTAGACAGGATACTATCGAAGATACGCTGGATCATCCATACGTAAGCCCATTTTGAGCCTGCATTTGCAAGATTTCCTGCTGCGCTGGCTATTTCAGCAGTTGCACTGGATGCCATCTTGCTGGCAGTGGCCGCTAACTCACTCTTTGCGGTTGTCATCACCCCCTGAGCCGCTTCCATTGTTTCGTTCATTCGTTCCCTTTCCTTTTACTCTATTAAACTTCTTATAAAACTCCCTTAAAGCGTTACATATGATGTCCGATTTGCTCTCTTTAGCGCCCGCAATCACGTTATACGCGTATAATTCGTTAAACATACGCGATACGTCTTCAGGCATGTACAATGTAAATGTCTTTTTTTCCATTTTGCGTCCTTATTTCTTATATTATCTTACTTTACAAATATAGTATAACATTATAAATTTATAAAGTCAAAACTGTTTGACATTAAAACGTTTTTGTGAGATACTATAGGTAATAGGAACTCCGATAAGTGTTAGGCTGCTTACTTAACACAGTTTGAGTATGGTGGTCGCTTTAGAAGGCCG